TAGCGCTACCACCCCAGTTTCAAGATTAAGGCACTTGAATCAAACAGTTCACTGTTACAGGTGGTGATTTCGGCAGGTTGTCTCCTGTCCACTTAGGACAAGCCGTTTGTGTCGACGAGCTCAGTAGGGCTTAAAGGCAGTCTACAGCCGCAATGTGTTCAAGCACAGAGTCGGTTGACTGCTCACCAAGCCGCAGGTTAGAAAGAACGGACATAGCATGTTTTAACATACCTTCAGACAGTCCGTAGTGGTGGTCATAATAGACACACGCATCAAACCATGAAGAGTGGGTATTACCCGTGGTGTACACTTTGTACTCACTTCTCTCACATATGGTCTCTCCCTTACCAACACACTTGTTGATTCCCTCCGAGAAGGCGCCGAGCAGCGGATCGATAGTCCCATTGGTTGCATGACTGACACCGATCCCTCTGATCCATTTAATGGAATCTTTGGGACCACGTTGTTTCACGTCACACAATCCTTTGGCGACCATCTTCCCAGGCTTGGGCATCAAGACATATGATGACCCAACGGGATAGAATCGGCTGCTGCACATCTCGACATCGAGAGGATCAGTCTTTAGCACAATCTCAATCTCCATACCGAATTCGATATAGGACTGGCGCACTTTGTCCAAACCTCCCATCTTGTCAAGAGTCTTCCTCGTCGTCACAGTGACACTATCATCTCCCATGATAATGGAGATCCAATTTTCGCCAACGCCATGAATATCGTACTTCATCATAGCGTTGATCAGGGTATCCGTGAGGCTAGTGTCAGGCCAGCCCGATTGCATAGTGTATGGTACACTATAAACCGAGCCATGACCGGTCCGACCGCGGGAAATGCGTCGTTCCAGTAATCTTTGGATCCTTCGTGGTAGTTTTTCTCCATAGAATTTGTTGGCGGCGCCGAAAGCGCCCTTACGGATATGCAAATCGAACCTGCTCTGGTCGTCTTCAATGAAGACGATTTCATCGTCCTCATCCATGCTTCCTTGAACAGCTTCGATTGCAGCGGAAAAGTAGGCTCCTACTTGTTCAGCATTGCTGCCACACATGTAGATTACCTGCTTCCCACTTTTTATCTCGCCTGGGGTAAAGGCACTAGGAGCGAGTGCCTTCTTCACCGACTTTGTCAGTGGTTTGATCCATGGACCGCAAACTACACTCA